GCAAGTTAAAAGGCTAAGAAAATATGTAAGAGTTAAACAGTACAAAGGCGAGCTTATCAAATGTGATAAAGCTTTTTTTAATTACAGTGTAGATATTATAGGCAGAGTAGACGCCAAAGAATACATACAAGTTTTACATGCAGATTATAAGGCAATGGGCATAGATAAGCCTTACATACACCCTAAAATCACAAAGCATGTAGGCGTTAGCAAACAAGTTTGCAGCACATATAAAGAATTAACAGGGCGTGAAGTAGAGCTTACTTACAACCCTATTGAGTTAGAAAAGCCTAAAAAGGTTTTAAACTTAATTAGTGCAACAAGATTAACAGCAGAGAAAGGCAGAAAGAGAATTGAAAAGCTTGCAAATTTATTGGACGAGGCAAAAATTCCGTACTTATGGACTGTGTTTACTGACAGACCTGTAACGTTTGAAAACTGTAATATAGTTTGCGTTAAGCCTAAGCTAGATATTATAGATTATATAGCTAATGCTGACTATTTAGTGCAGCTTAGCGACGGAGAGGGATATTGCTACAGTGTTGCTGAAAGCTTAATTGTTGGCACACCTGTAATAGTAACCAATTGCCCTGTGTTTAAAGAAATAGGCGTTGTAAATGGTAAAAACGGCTTTGTTTTAGACTTTGACATGCAAAACGTACCTATTGCAAAAATATATAAGGGCTTGCCAAAGTTTGAATACACACCAAAGGCGGACAGCTGGGACAAGATTTTAGCAAAAGGCGAAAGTACATATAAAGAAGATGTAAAAATTAAATGTACAAAGGAATATATAGACATAGAGCTTGAGAAACTTATAACACCAGAGAACGAGCCTTACTCTGTTTCACAAGCTAGAGCAGATTATTTAATTGATAATAAAGTAGCAGAAATAGTTTAAGGGGGTGCTATAAATGGGCTGGTTTAAAAACATGTTTAGAGATTGGCTAGAAATTAGAGACCCATTACCACAAGTTATAGATATTTTAGCAATTAACAATGAAGAGGTTGAAATATTTTTAAATAAAATCTGGTATAGGGGTGTAGCTGGCGAACTAGAGCAAGTGTATGCAGACAAGCTTTATGACATGGCTGGCAATAGTCATTTCTGGGGCAGCAGACCAACGCTAAGCATGAAACAAATTAGAAAGATCCATACAGGCTTGCCAGCTTTAATAGTTGATACACTAGCCGACATCTGCGTTGACGATCTAGACAGCATTATAGTTGAAAAAAGGCAAGACGAGTGGGACGAAATAGCCAAAGAGAACAACATTAAAGAACTATTAAAAACAGCTACTATTAAGGCTTTATGGGGCGGAGACGGAGCTTTTAAGCTAAGCTATGACGAGAAAATAAGCAAATACCCTATTATTGAGTTTTACGGTGCTGACAGAGTTTATTACGAATACGATAGAGGCAGACTTATTGCCATTATATTTAAGACTAAAAAGCGTTTTTCTAATAAAGAATACGTTTTGCATGAGCGTTACGACAAATACGGCATTACATATACTTTAGTAGACAAAGACGGAAACGAGCAAAATATAAAAGAGTTTGAAGAGTACCAGCCAATTGAAAATAAAGCAGAGTTTATGTGTGCTATTCCTTTAATGTTTTATAAGAGCGAGAAATATTACGGTAGGGGTAAATCAATTTTTGACGGCAAAATAGATAATTTCGACGCTTTCGACGAGGTTTGGTCTCAGTGGATGTTGGCCGTAAGAAAAGGGCAAATAAAAACATATATTCCAGACGTTTTATTGCCTAGAGATCCAAAGACTGGCATTGTTTTAAACAGTAATGACTTTGACAATGACTATATTTCTACAGGTAGCGACATGACAGAGGGTGCAGCAAACAAAATAGAGACTACACAAGGTCAAATACAGCATGACGCTTTGCTTAGCACTTATGTAACAGCCTTAGACTTGTGCTTACAAGGTCTAATAAGCCCAAGCACTTTAGGAATTGACAATAAAAAGCTAGACAATGCAGAGGCACAAAGAGAAAAAGAGAAAACAACGCTATATAAAAGGCAACAAATTATACAAGTGCTTGAAAAAACAATCAAAGAGCTTGTTAATGTAACTTTTATGATGTATGACACCTTAAATAATGCGCCTACAACAGAAACAAAGTGCAGCGTTTCTTTTGGTGGCTATGCAAACCCAAGCTTTGAGGCTCAAATTGAAACAATGGGCAATGCGTCAAACACTGGCGTAATGAGTACAGAAAGCATTGTTGAGGAATTATGGGGCGATACAAAAAGCGAGGACTGGAAATATGAAGAGGTAAGACGTATTAAGCAAGAAAAAGGCATTGAGATTATGGACGAGCCAGCTATTAACGAGGACATAAAGCTTATTGAAGATAGCGAAGTGCTTAAAAAGGTTGGTGCTAATGGAGATAATCAAACAACTTGAAAAAATAGATAAAATTATAGAAACAATGCCTTATACTACTGCTCATATTATTATTGAAACAAAGACAGACAAATACGACATATACAAAGAAAAAGAAACGCAAGTAATACGGCTTTAAAGGTGGTGTACAGCCTTGAACGATTACGATATTGCAGAAATATACAAGCAAATGGAATTGCACCTTATAAGATCCATGAAAAAGAATTTAGGCAGACACTTAAAAGACGAACAGGCTACAGGTGCAGAGTGGAAAATGTGGCAAGCTGAAAAGTTAAAAGAGCTTAAACGTTTCCAGAGGCAAAACAAAGACATCATAAATTCTTATACTAGTGGGCTAGACAAAGACATTGCAGACATTTTAAAAGAGGAATTTAAGCAAGGTGCTAAAAGCGAGATAAACCGTTATAACAAGTTGTTTGACAAAGACTTGCAAGACGGCTTTTTTAAATTAAACGATAGAAAAGCAAAAGCACTAATTAAGGTTGTTAATAACGACTTAAACAAAGGAAATAGAGCTTGTTTACGTATGATTAACGACCAATACAGAAAAACAATTTACAAGGCTGTTACGTTTTCAAATACTGGCGTAATGACAATGAAACAAGCCGTTGACATGGCAACAAAGGACTTTTTGAACGCTGGCTTTAATGTTATTGAGTATAAAAACGGCAGACGTGTAAACATCTCTAGTTATTCGCAAATGGCTGTAAGGACAGCAAGCCAAAGAGCAATGCTAATGGGCGAGGGCGAGTTTAGAAAAGAAATAGGCGAAACGCTTGTTATTATTTCAAGGCATAACACTAGCTGTAAAATATGCCAGCCGTTTGAAACAAAAGTGTTTGTTGACGACGTTTACTCAGGCGGCAAGCCAGACAAAAAACACAGGCTTTTAAGTGACGCTATGGAGCAAGGCTTATTCCACCCTAACTGTAGGCATGGTGTTAATACTTACTATGACTTAGACGGAATAGACGAGGCAGCACCAATTGACAAAGTGCCTGTTGACAATGACAATGCGGAGGTTTCAAGAATAGATGTTGACATGCAGAAACAGCAAAGACTTATTGCAGGATCTCAAGACAAAGACAATGTTAAAAAGGCTAGAGCTAAGTTAAAAGAGCTTGAGGCAGAAAAAGAGCAAGTTATATTTATGCCAGCTAAGACAGCAGACGAGGCTAAAAAGCACATGCAAGACTTTGCAGAAAACGTAGAAATAGGCTCTATTAAAAACTTAGACAACTTAAATACAACAAATGAAACTTTATTAAATTTAAAAAATAGATACCCTACAAAGAAATTGAAAAATATAAGTCTTGAAAGTAAAAGAAAAAATGCAGCAAGTGCAAATTATGAGGACTTAAACTTAAAGTCTAGTTATTTTAACAAAAAAGAGTTTAAAACTTACAACTATAAGCAAGACTTACAAAATAATTTAGATAGAATAAATAAACAAATTGAAGAGTTTGCAGATAAAAAAGAAGAGTGGCAGCGACTACATTACGACGTAAACAAATATGAAAGACAATTAAAGAAAGCTAAAAGAGATTTAGAAAATCAAATAAGCGAGGGCTTTACAAGATTTAACGTCATATACGAGGGACAAGAAATACAATCTATTATTACACATGAATACGGACACGTTATTGCAGACCAATATATAGGGCAAATAAACAAACAAAAAGCAAATGCTAATTTTTCAACTAATAGCAATAACGAGTTATGGAAATTAAATTTAAAAGTAAATAGCATTTATAACAAAGCAATTGAAACTGGGGACATCTTTAAAATATCTAAGTATGCAGCAAGCAACTCACATGAGTTTTTTGCTGAAACGTTTGCAATTTACGACATGAAAAAAGAAAAGTTGCCAGACTATATTGTTGAAATGATTGAGGAGGTGTTGCGTTTTGGCAAACAATCAATGTGAGAATTGCCCTTATAACAACTTAGATCAAAACATTTATAAGCAGGGCGACGCAATTGTTGTTGGGCAAGATGTAAAGCAATATTGTTTTATGTTTGACAACGGAATACCAGACGACATTTTAACAGATAAAAAGAAATGTGAATTTAAACAAATGAGTAAATAACACTTGTAATTATATGCAAGTGTTTTTTAT